TTTTATATTTTCTTCTGCAGTAGAGACTATATTTACTAATTTATCTAGTTCTTCTGTAAATTGTGGGTGCTCACCAATACCTACAGGATTATGTAAGTATACACATATCTTTGCTGTCGCATCGTCTATCTGTGCTTTGTATTTTGATAGCAAAGCATCTATAAGAAGTTGGCTTACATCCATTATTGTGCTCCCTTAAATTGATAGTATTTATTTTCTACTAACTCTGCATCATCTAAATATGGATTAGCTTTAGCTGATTTAGATTCTCTAGCATCTCTTACTGTTTGATTTAAAGTTCTACCTTCCTTTAAACACCCATGTACAAAGTCATCGACTTCTAATATTGCCTGCTTAACTCTTCCCATTACTGACCTCCTTTATTAGTCTATTTAAATACCAACTAGCTTTTTGTAAATCTTCTAGTGGCTCTCCTTTGAATTTATATCTCGAAACATATTTCAAGACATTGCCTTTAAGATATCCATGATACTCATCACTCTCCATACAATCACGGATAACATCTATAGTTTCTTTTTTACCATGCATATAATGTGACGGAGAGTTTACATTATCAAATGGTACTTCATTCTCATATGATATATCTGAACCATGTTCTTTTAAAGATACATATGTTCTTTTACTTTTTACCATACTTTCTCCTTACTGTATTATACTCTACCATTTCTAAATCATACTCACCTTTACTTACATTACGTTTAACTACAAGACCACTCCACCACATTTGCTGTGTAGCTTTAGCATAGTTTTCCTTATGATGCAAGTAACATCCTGCAGATAATCCCATTAGTTTTCTACCAGATGGTAATGCACACATAGCATAATCAAAGGTGTGTATATGACCTACAGTAGAAGATACTTTATTTTTTAAGAGGAGAGAACGAGCAACATTGTCACCGCTAATAGGCTTACCCATGACACCAGTAGGATAGTTATGGCAATAATATACACCATCAACATTGACGGGCTTTTGGTACTCGTAAACTTCCCAACCGAATTTTTCAAATTTAAAGTCGTCTGTGCTAATTGTGCCTTCAAGTTCTGGTATGTCATCTACTGTTCTATCTATTCTTTCTTCGTGATTACCAAGTAACATGATCTTTCTTGGTCGTCTTCCTTCGAGACCTTTATTAAATTTACCTAATGCGTCATGAGCATGATTTATATCTTTCTTATATCTTCTACCTTCAAATGATTTCTTACCTTTATCATAACTAGATAGTGAATCCATACTAGCAAAGTCTCCCATGCATATTATGGTATCTGGTTTCAAATCTCTTGCAAACTTACCTGCCCACAAAAATCTGTCATTGCTTGCCTTTGGAGTACAATGAGGGTCTCCTATTACTAAGTGCGTTGCCATTAGTTTAACTCCTTATCTCTTTTGTTTTTTAAAAATTCAAGAAAGTCAATCACATTAGAATCATCATCAAATTCTGCAACAGAACTAATAGACATATCTTTCTCACCTTTGTTTTTATCATCAGCAAATCCACGAAGACCCCAAAGAAAAGTTGAGTGAGGATCCGTAGTTGCCATCTTTATCATACCCCTAGCTATTGTAGAGCATAATTCATATTCTTCTGTAGTCATTACAGATTTACTATCCATGATAATACCACAAGTAAATCCTTTTTGCCATGGAGTAACAATGACTTTAACAGAATTAATTAAACTTAATTTATCTTTATTTTTCATTCCAATACCTATTATAATTTTCGCTATTATATTCTAAGATCTTATGTTCAAAACCTCTCTTCATACTTTTTCTACCAAATTCATCAGCATCTTTTTCTTTATCAAATACAACATTAGTAAATAATTTATAATCTTTCTTTATTTTATTTTTAAAAACTACGAAGTATAAATGCATATCATATATTTTGTACAGAGTCAATGGTGAATAGACCCCTCAAACTACTCACCACTAAACTCTATCTCCTTCACAAGGAAGCCTATAATTCTTTAACACTATTTGTTTACAGTTTTCCATACTTTTATGGCAGCTTTTTTAATATTATTATCCCAATAAAAAGGACTAGGATCTGTATTCAAAGGTGTTATTTTTATAGCATCTTCTATGTTGTTATTACACATATCTATATAGTTTTCTAAAGATTTAAAATCTCTTAATAGTTCTGTGTAACCTTCTTTAACGTCTTCTTTAGTAAGATCATACCAAAATGTTTTCTTAGGTGAGGCATACAATAAAGCTATTGGCTTGTCATGTAGTACAGAGTACAATGCCTGCTGTCTAAGATGATCTATCTTAGGTTTAGTAGGTAATCTAAGTGTTGACTTTAAATCAACTATTAAGTTATCATATTCAAAATCAGTAAACAATCTAACTGGGTATTTTATACCTTGAATACTTGCAACTTTTTCTTTTTGATAACTAATTATATCTCTTAATTGTCTTTCATATAATTTGTCTTCAAACTTTTTAGCTATCTCTATTGCATTAGATATTTCTTTATAGGGCTCGAAGAAATGATTTTTATTAAACTTATGCCTAATTAATTTCTCAAAGTGTTCATCATTCTTTTGTGCCATACCTCTTTTAATTTTATAGTAAGCCCCAAACTCTGCAAGATTACCTCTAACCATGGCTGGACTACTAGGTGATCTTAAACCTAATCCATAGTGAACCAGCCATTCACTAGGATTATGCTTGAACTTATTAATAGAACTAAAGCTATGCCTAAATTCTTTCTTAATTATATTTTTTAATTCCATTTAGTACCTAGTAGTGTATTGTTAATTAAGATGCTAGTATTTCTTCTGGAGAATCTTCGCTTATATCCTCAACTATCTTAGCATCTATCTTGTCATTGCTATTAACTGATTTGTTTTTAGCTTTGTTATAAGCATCAACAACACTAGAGTTTTCAGTATCAATAGCTTGTTGAAATACTTTTAATGTCTCCATATCATTATCAGTTAACTCTAAGTTTTCATTTGCATTTACACCTATCTCTGGAACATAAAAAACATTACCACCTCTTTTCTGTCTCTTAGTATCTAAAGAGAAAGTACAATTAAACATTAATTTCTTTTTCTCTTTTAGCTTTTCAAGAGCAGAACTTACTGGTGTATATGATGTACCAGTTACTCTGTAAAGTACAGGTAGGTTTTCTACATTGTGAGCATGACCTTGCGATGTTTTACCATTCTTAAATGATAGTAATCCATACACAAGTTTATAGCATCGTATTGTTCTTTGTTGCTCTAACTGTTCTGGAGTTAGAGAAGATCTATCCTTATATGATACCTTACCACATCTAGTTCCACCAAGTATATCAATAGCTTCTTCTTTCCAGCTTTTGAATATAATAGATCTATTTACATATTCTGATTTATCAGCATCATAATGCATGTATTGCATTGCACTTATGAGTGGTCTAAAAGTTACAGGTTTCCCATAAACATTTTGGCCAATGCTTGAATCATATGTAGAGAAGTAACCAACTGGTAATTGATTACCATCGTCATCTTCTGGTGTTCTGTTAATGGATAGTCTAGGTATATTAGTTCCCGAACTAGATCCATCGTCCTGTCCTATAGCTTGCATAATTTGCTCATTGGACATTTTATTTATATTTACTAAGTTATTATCAGACATTCGTCCTCCTATTTTATATTTGTTGTATAGCATATTTTAATAAAAAAATCAAGAAAAAAGTGAGACTAAAATTAAATAAAACATAAAAAATATAATGCATGTTGTCACACCACAGCATGCATATAACCATATATCCTTTAACATATTCTAGTCTCCCCATCTATTACTTTGACATCTATATCATCAGCATTAGCAAAGTATGTCCACTCTGATAAAAACTCATGTCTATCATTTATGTATAGTGTGGTAGGTTCAATCATACACCTATCCTTTAACTCTTTATACTCTAGATAAGCTGAGTATTCCTCATCAGAATACTCATCCATAGTTTCTAAAAGTTCTATATCTTTAGCCATTATAATCCTGCCTCATCAAAGTGTTGTATAAGTGGGCTACCAGACATATCTAACTTATTAGTATGACCATACTTTATAAATATCTCATGAGCCATCTTTGCTAAATGTTTTTTAACTCTTTTCATTTTGCTTTTGTTATAGTCATTTTCTATTACTTGTAGATCTGTTTCTATTCTAGGGTGATCTTCAGTTAAAGCTAAATTTAAAGCATCAATTAATATTTCTTGTGCTATTTGTTTATCAGTAAAACCTTCACCTTTTTTCTGATTATACATATTATCTCCTATATTAAAATGGTATATCATCTTCGCTATCATTGTCACCATTTGGCAACTCAATAGTTTGTACAATATACGTTGTTGTATTTTCTTTTCTTGCCTTAGCTATGTCATTAAGTTTGTCTGCTATATCTAAAGCATCTGATCTTTTTGACATAATTAAATCAACACTTATTGATGGCTCTACATATTCAAAGCGTACAATTTTTAGTATTATATTAGTTTCAGTCATTATTTACCTCCTTCATATTTAACCAATCATATCCGATTTTAAGTTCCGTGTCAAGGGGTATGTTAAAATCAATATTGTAATACTGTTTAAGTGCAGGTATTACGTCTGCTGTGCCCTGGTTAAATATCTTACTCATCACATCTTCTTCTCCAGGATAAACATCAGCCACAATAGAATCATGAACTGTGTTTACAAGTAAACTTTTTACACTTTGCTTTCGCATAAGTTTGTATATATTAATACACGCAAGTGGTACAATATCTGCTGTTGCAAAACCTTGAACAGGATAATTTTTTATCTGTGTGCCATATGTAGATCCACCCCAAGGAGTTCTTTCTGCATAAGGAAAAGAATATTCTCTACCAGTTGGTAGTTTAATTCTTTTATACCTAATGGCCTCACTCTGTAATTTATCATGCCAAGATTTTATACCTTTATATTTTTCTAAGAACTTAGTATAATATCTTTTCTCATCTTCAGTTCCAGTTACACCACCATACAAAGGTTTAAACGTATGTGCTTTTGCATCTTGTCTTGATACACCTATTATGTCTGCGGTATATTTATGAACATCAATTTTATTTCTTATATCTTCTATACCTTGTTTGTCTTGTGCTAGATAAACTGCAGTTCTAAATTCTAATTGTGCAAAGTCTATCTCAAGTATGCTACCTTTATCAAATCTAGATGTAACAACTTTTCTTATAGGAAATGTTTTACCTCTAGGTTGGTTTTGAAAATTAGGATCTCTACTTGATAGTCTACCAGTTGCAGTTACAGCCTGCATAAACTTAGGATGTAAGAAACCTTTTTCATTAGTAAAGTTCTTTAAACCTTCTACAAAAGTATTTAGATAAGTATCAACTGCATTGTGCCTAACAATAGAATCAATAAAATCTTTAAACTCTCCCTCAGCTTCAGCTGCAATTTTATTTAAAGTAAGTTTATCTGTCTTAAATCCAGACTCTGCAACATCAAATATGCTTCT